AGATTCCTTTACGATTAATTGCAGTAATTAATGTTTGTGTTGTTAAATTTTCCATCTTATAAAGATAGTTAATTTATACAAGCAAGTATTAATTGTTTGCATATTTTGTTAATCCGCTCTCGTAAAGTCATCTAGAATTAGAAAACCACCTTCTCCTTTACCTTCAATCCATTCTGGAACAGCATGAGTCATTCGCTTACCTACTACACGATATCCTTTAGAACTTGCTGTTTGAATCTCTTGCTCAGTAATCCATAGAGTTTTACCTTCTGCATTCTTTACTTGATATTCTTTTACAGGAAAGCCGATTAAGTCACCTAATTCTTCTAGCTGTGCTAAATTCTTTTTAACTACAGTCATTTCTAACTCATCAGCTAATTGTAATATAGATGAAGTCTTGCCGAGTCCAGCATCACCACAAATATTCACAGTTACAGGAACTTTACCTTCTTTTTGAATATGCTGATTATTGTTTACCATATGGGATAAAAATCCCTTTAATTCTTCAATATTTAATTGTACTTGATTCATAATTTAATTTTTTATAATTCTAATTTTATTACTCTACCTGGTAGAGATTCATTAATAATTGATCTTTCTGATAATACCCACAACACAGGCTTACTAGGTTTAATACTAGTATTACACTCGCCATCTGTAAAATAAATCAAACTAGTAAACTGCCTGTTTTCTAGATAATACTTTAATACAGGATCAAAATCAGTTCCACCACGACCCGCAACTTCTAGCTCAAACTTTCCTTTATAAGGCTTATTAGATCTAATTGCCGTATCACATTGCAGTATGTCTATATCTACTCCTGCTTTGTAAATATGATAGATCTCATTCATAAATTCCCCAAGTTCTTTATCACAAACAGAACCTGAAGTATCTATGGCTAGTAACATCTTTTGTCGCATCTTGATTTTTAAACCAGGATTATCATTAAACCTAATGTTTAGCTTTCTTCTAGATTTACGAGTAAATATTTTAGTACTTGTACCTGTAAACCTACGGATGTAGTTACGCCAATTAAATTTAGGAGGTATTATCTCTTCAATAACAATTACACCTGCTATCTCAGCAGGCACATGTCCTCCTCGACTTTTAACTTGATTCTCAGCTTCTTGTAAAATTCTTTGAACCTGTTTATTCATTAGCTTTTCTTCTGCCTCTGAAACATTTTCAAACTCTTCCCAAGTACTATGATCAGGAATGCCGTCAGAATTAGAATCCAGCTGATCAAATAAATCATCGAGCTTTTGAGAACCAGAAGTACCAGTTTGCTCTTTGTCATCTTTTGCTTTTGATAGTTTGTCATAATAATACCTACAACCTGCTTTATAATCTAAATTTAATTCAGAGTAATCCTCTATATTAATACCGCCTTCAGGAAGATATTGAGAATCTATATATTGATTAATCTCCATATCCATAGCTACGTTAGCTAGTTTCTTATCACTGAATTTAAAATACATAGTAAGATGCCCAAATGCTATATGTAATAGCTCATGTTTAAGCAATCCTATCTTATGATCTTCAGATAACTTTTCCCAAAACTCTTCATTAATATAAAGCTGATAGTTAATACCGCTCTTACTGACCCCTGCAGTAGGAACTTTATTATTCCAGATTTTATTTAATGCAAGCAAAAAGAACCCGTAATAGGGCTCTTTCAACATTAAACTTTTACTGGTTCTACTAAGTGATTCTTGTTTTGTCATAGATCATCTAAAAAGTTTTGTATTGATTCTTTGATTAACTCTTCACCTTCTTCTTTACCTGCACAAAAAGCTTCTCTTTCTGCATCTACTAGCATTAAATCTACATTTGTACAAATTTCTTCTTTTAGCTCATCTGTCAAAGTTTGTAAAGGCAGATCTTCCATCCATCTTAAAAATTGATATATCGTCATAACTCTTTAATTTTTTGGTTAATTATTTCTACAGCTTCTGTTTTGCCCATATGTTTTACTAAGTCACTAAAGTCAGTTATACCTGGTTCTTCAGGCACAAACAAATATGGTATGCTGTAATTGTTAGAAAAATTAGCAGTTAATTTCTTACCTGCTTCGTCATTGTCAAATAGACAAATTACTTTAGAAAATCTACTCTTATATTCTTCCATTACAGACTCTTTCATCATTACTGATTCTGATTGTAAGCCTATAGCTGGTAGATTTAAACAGTCATGAATACTCATAACATCTTTCAAAGACTTTGTAATAATTAATATATCTCCTTTATCAGGTAGTTGCCTATAGCCCTGATGTACAGAATAGTTTGCATTGTTAATCCACTTTTTTAGTTTAACCTCTAAAGGCTGATAGATTTTATAAGATATAATTCCATCTTTTTCTTCTACATATGCATAGGCATATTCGTGAGCTTTAACAGCAGTATCGTTATAAAAAATATAACTAATAGGAAATACATTAAATTTTTGTAGAGTCTTTTTAGAAATACCAAAGCTTGTCCAATAGTTCTTATCTCTTACTTCCCAAGGTCTTATTTTAATTCCTAGTTTAACTCTATCTTTTTGCACCAATCTAGTATAAGTAACAGTATTAGACTTGGCTTGTATATTAAAATCACCAAGTTTAAAATCTGTTGCTATCTTTTTAAGTGCTTCATTATAAGTTAGATTAAATATTTTCATCACCAGTACTACAAAATCACCGCAGTCTTGAGTAGCAAAATCTTTAAACATTAAAGTGTTTCGATTATGTTTATGAAAATATAAAGCAAAAGAAGGAATGTTATCTTCCCGTAATGGACTATGGAATACTCCTAAGTGTTTTATATCTTCTCCCATATAAAAAGAAAAGACTTCTTCTTGAGTAACATGTTTAAGAATATCTTCTTTAGTAATAAGACTATTAAAGCCTAATGAGTTAAGATTAAAATTTTCCATAGAAAAAAAGGGAGAGCATTAGAGCTCTCCCGTGTAAAATTAAAGAATTTTACCAATCATCACCGTCTACAGTAGCCGCAGCTTTAGCAGCAGCTGTTGGAGCAGATACATTAGGAGTATCAGCATCTAAACGAGCCATTGCATCTAAGTTACCTACTTTTAGACGAGTCTCAGTTGCAGGTACATTAGCAGATTCTATAAAAGGAACCCAGCTACGAGGCTGAATATAATTCTTTACAGAACTATTAGTACCATAGTTAGCAAATACTCGGAATTTTGCAGGATTCTGCAAACCATCACGAATTACTTTCATAGATTGATCAAGTAATTCTTTAGCATTTGTAGCATTTACAGGAATCTGATAATCTTGTCCATAAATAGCATGAATAACATGCTTCATTTTAGTACCTTGCTTCTTTACTTGTTCTTCAATAGTTGAATACTCAGTAGCAGCAGTAACATACCAGAAAGACATATCACAAGATCCTCCATTAGCATCTGTAAATACTAATTTATAGTCAGGAGCATTTTCCTTGTCCTCTGCTGTTTTCTTCTTTACAGAAACAGTTACATTTTCTACTACACCAGCGTTACCATTGTTAAACACTGCTTTACCTTCACTTGCATTAAAAGATGCGTCATTTAAATTATACATACTTATTTGTTTTTAAAAGTTAAAAAATTAATTACCAAACGTCCTCGTCAGTTGCTTCTGCGATAGGCTCTTCTGTTGTAGTTTCTTCTACAAACGAACTCTCTTCTACTACTTCTGCTTCAGAATACATGTTACCTCCTTCAGGAGTTTCAGGAATAGAAGATAAATCTGCAGATAAATCTACATCATCAGAAACTTCTCCTAAATCTGTTGTAGTAAATGTTACAGCTTCTTGAGTATTTGTTTTCAATACCATTTCTACTACACCAGCACCAATAGTTGCAGAAACATCAATTAGATCGAAGTCATTCTCTGCTTCTGTGTTAAGAGATAGTCTTTTCACAATGTACTCATAAGTTCTTTTGTCGCTTATTGTACAAGTTTTAGTCAACTGAAAACCTGCATCACCAGTAGCCTTACGGATATAGATATGCTGGCCATCAGGAGTAAAGCCGAAGCTTACTCGTTCTTCACCAACTACTCCAAGGATTTCTTGTGCTGCCTTGTTAAAAGTAAACTTACGACCTGCACCAACTTTTTCGATTGCAGACATTGTAACTACAGGAGTTGTGTACTTCTCCTCTTTTCTTTTTCTTTGTGCGGGAACTTCTCCCCAAACTACATTTTCCATTTGTTTTTATTTTACTTTTTAATTAATTTTTTAAACCTTTTGCAATTCCTTTTACTCCATACATCTGAGCAGTTTCTAATTCAGTCATTGCTAAAGCAAAACATCTTTTTGCTTCTGGATCTGTTGTTGCATTTGATTCATTGTTCATGTAATCAATAGCGTCAGCCATCATGCGTTTGAATGTTCCAATCTTATCATCTGAAGATGGATTGAAATTGATATGACATCTTTTTTCTCCAAGTGTCAAAGCTCTTTCTTCTTGCATTTTTATTTGTTTTTAAATTGAATAATAATCGCGAATAGCGTGATTTACAATAGCCAAATCATTTTCTATCGCAGCCTCTTCGAACATTTCTAGAGGAGTTTTACAAGTGTCAGAGCCTGATGATACAGTTCTGAATACATGCTTGTTTGGTTGCCCAGGTGTTTTAATAATCTCAGCATAGAGAACTATAGTGCTGAACGACTCAGGCACAAAACGCTCTAGCATCTTACCCTGCACACCTATACGCTCAGATGAAAAGCCTCCATCATCATAATGAGTCTCTGGATGCGCAAATAGATACACTATGATATCTTCACGCATTGAGTCATTGATAAAGTTTATCAAATCATACTGAGCTGCAGCCATTTTAGTCCATTTATCAAAGCCTTTTTCTGCTCTGAATCCAGGATTCATAATGGCATCAGTCATGATTCTTGACCATGTATCAACTATGACAGTTTTTACATTAGGAAGATCATTGACTTTTTTAAGCGTAGCAATAACTACGTTTACATCAGAAGTCTTACGATAATTACGTTTTTCTTCATTGTACTTTAGATTAAACTGTTTGAAAGGCAAGGCTTTCTGGTCAGTATTAATAATAACAGTCTCCTCTGGATTTAAGTTTCTTAAAGAGGTAGACTTGCCCATTCCTGATTTACCAACCAGGAAAACTAATTGTCCCATAAATAATTTGATTTAGATATAAAAATACAAAATTTTAGCCTAATTTTCTAATCTCATCACGTACTTCTTCCTCTTTTTTAGACTTTCTTTGTTGATAATACTTACCTCTCAGATGAGGATGTTCCTCTTGTACTTTACGGGAAGCCCTACCAAATGTGTCTAAATAAGGAATTATCCTTTGCTCCATATCTTTTAATAATTCTTTTGCAGACTTATTAACGTCATATTTAATATGAAGCAAATAGTGATAATAAAGACGCTCATTAGAATCTCTAAGTTCAGGATACTGCTCCAGCTTCTCCTTCACCCAACTGTACTTCTCCTTGATCATCTACTACAGTAATAAATAAATACTCTTGCATATTTAAAAGCTTCTTTATAATAGCCCACTGAGCATCATCAGAGATTTTACTTACTGCTAATTCTATATACATATTATTAGCAATTGCTTCTCCTGATAGTTTCTTTAAACAAGACTTTATTGCAGAGTACTCTAATTTATCAGTATTTAATAAATGACTAAAGAATGCTAACACAGAACCTGTTTCAGTTCTTGCTGCTACATAATCTCCTAATCTATAAATACTAGGCATATTAAAATTAGTCACTACATCTACTACTTCAGGAAAATCCCTAGAAATATCTTCTGTAATTACATCTACAGAGTTTAAACATAAAGCTATTAACGGAGCTTTACCCGATCTATGCAATTCTGCTAGATTCCCATTAATTGTCTTGACTATTGGCATATTGTGCTCTTTTATAATTATTAATTTTTTTCAACTCTTCAGGGGCTCCTACTAATTCATTAGCAGGAGGAAGTTGATAATACCCGCCATACTCGCCTATAAATAAAAAGCTAGCTAGTTTATTAGACTCACCATCACGATTCTTACAAATCTTGGCTAGTCTATAACGATCTTTAAACTTTGTGATATCATAACCTAAACAAGTATCTACTTTGTAATAAAAAGGACTTGATATACCGATAGCAGTATTACAATCTTCTGATATATTACTAGTGTTTTTGATATCACTCAACATTGGCATCCAGCTTTCGTTTTCTCTACGATCCATTTGTTCTGAGCCACGATTAATCTGTGCGATTACTACAGGACTAAAATTGAACATGTTTCTGAAGAATACTAGAGTTCTTGATGCTTTGTCAATAGCTTCTTTAAGATCTTTAAAGCCATTATAATTTATAAGACCAATATGATCTATTACTACTAAAGTTATTAAACCAGGATTATGAGGAATATATTGTAGTATTAAACCATCCTCGTTTCTAATAACTTGACCACGTTTTTCAGCATAAGTTATTAAATCTTTATAAAGATAATCAGGATTTAAACTGCTACGATAGTGTATATACTTGCTGTTTATCTCTTGCATTTGTTCTTCATAAGTATCTAATAATCTTTCTACTTCAGGTCTGATTGTTAAATTACCCTTTGATGTAATCTCATCTTTAGATGTCAAAATCCCATGTTCTTGCCATATTAACGCTGCAATATGTTTAGCCATTTGATCTTTTGGAGGAATCTCTAAAGAGTAATAAATAATCTCTAAATCATGAACATAGCCAGGGT